CTCTAAAATTGAAGCCTGGACATTCTTTTCTCGGTCTGCTGCGATCTTCATTTCAGCAATTGCCTCTTGAGACTCAATTTTTTCTTTCTCAACTTCTCGTTTTTGCTCTGAAGCAACCGCTTTTTGTCTAATTTCTGCTTTTTGCAGTTCGATTATTGGATCAATTCGTTGCAGTTCTTCAGCTTTAGCAAGCGCTTGTGCCCTTCCTGTGACTTCTGCTGTAGCTTGCGATGCTGCCTGAGCAATTTGATTCATAATTTGCTGGCTCTGTTCTGGAGGCATTTGTTGTAATTCTTCCAACGGCGGTAATGGTTGACCCATCGCTTCTTCAATTTGCAAGCGATACAGCATTGATTGGTGTTCTTGTATGTTTGCACTAATCATTTGAACAACCATCTCATTTTGTTGTGCCATAGGGTTTTGTATAAAAGAAGAATGCGCTGCAATATAAGCCTCATGGTCTTGCCATTCAAAAGCCTTGATCGGCTGCCCCATCATTGCTGCCTGTTCTTCACTGATCGGGTCTCTAGGAGGAACTTGGGGTTGTTGTTTGAATAAACTTTGTGGGTTTTTTATCTCTAAAGCCTCATACATTCGGCGATATGCCTCTTGTAAATTATGAATATCTGGTGCTGCTTGTGCCATTTGTAATTGTTGTTGTGCGATCATTACCCGTTGAGCCATTGAAAATATATTTGGATCACTAACAGGTAATACATCAATACGCTCATCAAAGTCCTGAGCCATAATCACTTGTTGCCCCTGGTCTGTCATATAGGGATATTCAGGCGGTAGGTAAGTGGCATAAAGTTTAGTCAATAACCTAAATTCTTTTTTCTGAGCAAAATGTAAACGCTTATGAATAGCTGACATGACTTTTGTGCCACGTTCCAACATCGCTATAGTCGTGCCTACAGGTAATTGCTGACTACCAATATCACCAACCTGCATATCCGCAATAGAAGCAAAACGTCTACCAGAATCTACCAAAAGACCTAAAAGCTGAGACAACACGGCAGAAGGTTCTTTATAAGGTAAAGGCAGTAATGAGTCCTTGATCGTTGCTCCTGCAACATCAACATCCCTAAACTCTCCAGGTTGCAAAGGCTCGTCTTCTCCCTGTATTCGCATACCACGAGCCTTGAACCCTGCTGGAAGATTAGCCAAAGTTCCAGCATCAATCAATTGTCGTAAAATAGAAGTAACAGACTTAGTCAATCCACCAATCATGTGAATCAATCCAAAACCATAAAAGCCCAGTCCTGGTAAAAATTTATATTGAACAAAATAATCAATCTTTTTATAAAGTGTGTCGCCTTCGGTCCAATTGCGCCGAATCGCCAAAATTTGATTCATGTCTTCACAAACAGTCACAATATAAGGACAAGCAAAACCATGGTCCTCAATTTCCGTTAAATTGAGATCAACATGAAATTCTAAAATAGTATAAAGCTCATTGTTTTCTGCATACGTTGGATTTACACCTTCCAATTTTTCCATTTTTTCCTGAACTTCATTTGGCGTAATTAACCCAGGCTGCATTAATTCAACATCACTATAAGTGCCGTTTAATTGCATTTTCAATAAATCATTCTTGGTCATTGTCATAACGTGGGTTACGCGAGGAGAAGTTGAAAGATCTGTAGTGGAATAACCAACCACCAAATCTTCTGCCTTTACAAACTCACTGACGGCACGATTTAACATCGTATCAAAATAAACTTTTTTAAAGGCACTTCCAGAAAGCGGTAAATAAAACAATAGCGAATCCATCTCAGGATCATATTCTTCCATTACATGACTAATCTGATAGTTCATGAACTCCTTGACCCTGGTTGATTGGGCTACAATTTCTGGGTTATGCGTCCCTACCACCTGAACCTGAACTGGGCCGCCTGCTGGTAAAAGTTCCTTGTAGGCTTGAGCCTGAAACTGGGTTACTGCTTCTGCTAAAAGGGGATGATTAACGCCACTTGCTCCCTGAAACGGCTGCGTTCGTTCTTCCTGTTTAATGCCTAATAGATCTAAACCCTTGCTAAAAGCATCATACCAATCCTTGCGTGATTCTTTATCTTCTTCATAAAGATTTACTAATTCAGAGCCTAATGATTGAAGAACATCCTCTTCCAAAAAATCCGCCAAATTTTCATTGAATTGTGGCGGCTGTTGAAAATCTAATATTTCTCCCGTTTCTTCCCCAGGAAGTTCTAATTCAATTTCCATTGGTGTTTCTATAGGAACAGGGCTTCTTACAGGTTGTATTTGTTTATCAATAGCCATGAGGCATTACTCTATCATATTTTCTATTTCTTCAAAATAAATAATTATCTGGAAAACCTTCAAGAAGTTCTTTTATCTTTTCTTCAGAATAACCTAATTTTACATAGTTTTCTATTATGGACTGTACTCCTTCATGTTGCGTATCTCCATAAAGCTCTGTCCAGCCAATAATAAAATTCCTGATACGGGCATACATATCCAAAGAATATTCAGGTTTATTTACCACTCTATTAAATCTATGCATCCATTGTAAAAACGGCAGACACAAGGCCCGACCCCCGTGCTTCCTGAATTTTTCCTGCAAATACCACTCCTCTCCACCAAACCCTCTGAACTTAGGATTGAACCCAACCCAATGCTCTTTTTTACAGGAAAACAAACCACAGCCTTGCATCGGTATTTCAAAAGGATTGCCAGCATTAAAAAGTTCTTCGGCGAACTCCCAGTTTCCAAACATCTGATCATTCCATTCAGGCTGAAGATGAGTAAAAAAATTGCACAAATTATCGTGTATCAGAGGACCTTGAATAAGATCTTTAGTGTCAGGAAACATAGAATAATAATCAATAAGTTTTTTCAAAGAACCAGGAACCAAAAACACATGGGAATCAATACAAAGAACAAAGTCGCCTTTTGCCTGTTCAAATACTTGCCCTTTAACAAAAGAGCTTTGATATTCAGTAAAGGGGATATACCTTCCGTTTGGAACATTTCCTTGTGTAAATAAACCTGAATCCGCTTCATAACCCTCAATGAACCTTTTTACTTCTTTTCCTTCTTCACCTTCTGGATTGTTATCAATAACCAATATTTCAACCTGGTCCATTACTTCCGGGTGATACATCCTTAATGCTTGAATCGTAAAAAACACGCCTTCATAATCATCATAGGTAGCCATACCAATTGTCAGTATTGGCAGCATTAGTAATAAATCATTTCCTTGTGGCGATGGCCCTCAAACGAATCCTCATAATCAGTCGCCAAATGTACAAAACCACCCTGGCGAAAACGCAAAACTGCCTGTGACATGGAGTCCACCAAGTCATCATGATCCCCGTTAGGAAAAGCCGCGCATTCTTCAACCACTTCTGTTGCCCAAAATTCATCAGGCTTCCAGACCATTCCAGACTCAAACAAAGGCGTACAGGCATTGACCCTTGCTACTTTGTCAGAGCCCTTGCTGGGAGTAAAATTCTGCACGGGTATGCCGATTTTCCGTAATTCCTGGGTTAAAGGAGTACCGCTTCCCTTGGACTCAATAATAACGGTGTCGGGTTCCCAATACTCATATAACTTCAAGGCTTTGGCTTTTAACTCTGGAAATTCCAGCCGCGCCTTGACCGAATCCAATAAAATCAAATGTGCGGTTTCACCGGTATACATTTCCTCTCCGATCCTGCCATAAGGACAAAAAACACCCCAAGTAGTGATCGCAGAATAGTCGGCAGTTTCAGTGCGTAGGAACGCGGTATCATAACTCTGGATAATGTATTCACATTCAGGGGGCTTCTCCTCAGGCCATTCCTTCCACCATTCCCGCTTGATCAGTGCCCCTTCTTCGGCAGTAGGGTTCTGCATATACTGGGCAAACCATTTTGGTCCATTACCCAAAGCTGCCTTGATACCTTCCAATTCCTCAATTTTCCAGTACTCAGGCCATACGGCATCGCCACTGGGCATAATCGCCGGTAATTCAATCAACTCCCATTGATCGTTCTGTTCGCTGCGGGACATGTCCTTGATCAAACGCCCGGTCAAATCCTTCATCGACCACCGGGTCATGACTATGACGATTGAACCTCCTGGTTGCAGTCGTTGCCGTGGTCCAGAAGTGTACCACTCGTAAGCATCAGCCAAAGCTATTTTGGACATTGCATCTTGCTCGGAATGGGGATCATCAATGATAAAAAGATCAGCTCCCCGTCCAGCAATAGCGCCACCCGTACCAACAGCATAATACTCCCCACGAACAGTAGGCTCTTTCTCCGACATGGTTTCCCATTTTCCTGCTGCCTTTGAATCAGGATTCAATACCGTTTCCGGGAAAATATGTTTATAAACATCCGATTGAATCAAGTCTCTGACCTTACGCCCAAAGCGAACCGCCAAGTCAGACGTATGTGTAGCTTGAATAATTTTAAGAGCAGGATTGCGTCCGATTAAATAAGCAGGGAGCAAGAAACTCGCAAACTCACTTTTCGTATGCCTGGGAGGCATGTTGATGATCAACCGCTTTAAGGAACCCTCGGCTATGCGATCAAAGGCTTTTGCTACTATTGTATGATGATGTCCCTGAATGAAACTTGGCCATTGGCTTTTGACAAATGACAAAAAGCTCGTTTGCGCTTGCTCAATCTCAGTAAGCTCTTTATAGCGTTCACTGAGTTCGTAGTATTCCTTAAGCGTTTCTTCAGGTACTTCCGTTAATTTTTGGTTCATGTTCTAATTTTAAATCTATAATCTTGCTGTTGGGTAAAGCTCCCCCGGTAGCCTGATAAAGATTATTTAGGCGATCAATAACTTCTTCCTTGCTCATGCTTTCTATCTTATTAATCGTTAGTTCGGATCTATTTACATATAATCCTGCTGCTTTGCCACGAGCAATTTCAGCGGCTACAGCGGCGGAAAAAGAACCCTTTTCAAAGGCTCTGTCCCGGATTTCCATTAAATTAAGCAGGTGCCTGGATAAAGTCAGTAACACCCGATCTGCTCCTTTTTTCTGTAATTCATTGATTCGTTTCTGAACTTTTGAATCTTTATTCTTGGTAAGGAGACAACCTGCCCTGGCTGCGTTTTTTGGAGCATATCCCGCTTCCCGCGCCGCTTTGGCATTGTTCATGCCTAAAGCCACGTTCTGAGCAAAACGCTCTTGCCTGGCACTTAACTTTTCCTGTTTCTTATTGGCCATTAGGCACAATCCCAATGTGGTCTTTCTCGTTTACAACGCCCTGGTAAAAAGGGGACTTATTTTGCTTGATCCTTTGCCAGCGCTCATTCAACAGCTGATGCGTTTGTAATTTAATATC